CACCATCTTCTGGTGCAGCTACAGGTGCTTTAACACATTCAACAACTTCTACAGCCGATGCTGTTAGTAATGGAGATTTATTTGATTTAATTGCTGACAATATGTATGGGGGTGGTGGTGTTCGTTCCCCCAAATATGCCCGTTTAAATCGCCGGCAATTAGCATAAGGAGATTAAAAATATATGGCTGCTTCTGCATGGAGTTTTACCAATGCTGGTAGAACCAGTTTACTTGATGGAACATTCGATATTGACAGTGACACATATAAATGTGCGTTGTTCCTATCCACCTCAGATATTGGTGCTGGTAGCACAACTTTTGCCGGTGTAAGCAATGAACACGCGGGTAATAATGGCTATACGGCTGGTGGTATTGCAGTTACGTTCTCTCTTTCAGGAACGACAACCGTTACAGTAGATATTGATACCGACCCGGTGTGGACGGCTTCAAGTGGTTCAATTGTCGCTAGGTTTGCAGTGCTTTATGAAGTAGGTGGTAACGTACTTTGCTATTGTACATTAGATGACACTCCAGCAGATGTGACTGCTACTGACGGTAATACGTTAACTGTTGCAGCTCATACAAGCGGAGTGTTCACGTTAGCATAAATTAGATGGCACGAGTTTTAAATAGTATTACTCTCAGTGCGCCTGCAGCGCCAGTTGACGCATCGGTAAACGATCAGTTTACCTTTACTGGTACTCCTGGTTTTGCCGGGGGTGGTGGAGTTCAACGATATGATATGAAATGGGAGGTCGATAGTGGCGCAGGTTTTGTCACTATTGCCTCTTCAGGGACTGGACTTACTACTGCTGATACTAATCCCTTAGTCAATTCTAATTCAGCATCAGCGAATTCAATTACTATTGATTGTTCGGAAGTTGGTTCATATACAATTCGTATAGTAGGTGCACCAACCAGTGGTGGAAGTTATACTGTTACTTCTTCAACAGAAACTGTTGAAGTCACTGATGCTAGTGTATTAGTTACACCAGATGTTGTTGCATTAACAACTGCTACATTTGCACCGACTGTCACTGCAACACAGAACGAATTAGTTACACCAACTACAGCAGCGTTGTCGCTGAGTTCCTTCGCTCCAACAATCACGACGACAGCAAATCAGTTGGTTACACCAACAACAGCGACACTAACATTAAGCCCATTTGCTCCTACAGTTACAGGGGGTTCTGGGATTACAGTGACGCCGAGTACGGCGAGTTTAACAACTTCTTTGTTTGCTCCTACGGTTACAGCAACAGAGAATCAGTTAGTAACACCTAATAAATTAAGTTTAGCATTAAGTTTGTTTGCACCAACCGTTACAGCAACAGCAAACCAAACAGCGACGCCAGCAACAGCAACTCTGTTGCTGAGCACATTCGCCCCTACAGTAACAGCAAGTGGTGGAGAAGGCAACGATACAATAGATGCCCCAATCGCCTCCTTAGAGAATAGTATAAGCTATCCAAATATATCACGGAGTCAATTTTGGCGGGGAAGACAATACTAGAATGAATTCCGTCTGTTTTACATTTCCAGTGTATGACGGTAAGTTGCCAATAGAAAGCGCAGTTGCTCTAGCTTCCACTACAGCTTCCCTAAAAGCAGCAGGAGTTCAAGTTAATTTCCTTTGGGGCACAGAAAGTGCTCTGATTGATTTGTGTAGAAGTAGGTTGGTGAATAGGTTTCTAAAAGAAACCGATTGCCAGAAGTTGTTCTTTATTGATGGAGACATCATCTGGAAACCCCAAGATGCCATCAATCTAATTTGTCATTCTCATAAATTAGCAAGCTCCGGTAACGGAGCGCTAGCATACCCAATAGTTGGGGCAGTATATCCAGTAAGGAAAGACCCTCCTAAGTTCTTTCTAAAAGTGAAAGATCGTTGTTTAGAAACCAATGAGGATGGTCTCATTGAAGTGTTGGGATTTGGTGCTGGTTTCGTTATCATAGATCGCAGTGTATTCACTGCTATGAAACCTTACGTTGAAGAAATTGTAAGTAATGAGGATCGCCTAACTCGCTATTTTGATATTAGAGTAGTTGATGGGAATTACTTAGGAGAAGACATTTCCTTCTATTGTCGTTGGACAGATGAATGTGGTGGTAAAATATTTATTGATCCAAGCATTAACCTAAAGCATGTAGGTACTAAAGAATTCGATTATAAACTTATTGACTATTTGAATAAAACCTTAGAAAAGGTGGAATGAAAACATGTCTTTCCAAAAGACAACCCCAGGTTGGGAATTAGGCAAGTGGTTAGTTATATGTGACCGTTGTGGTTTCAAAAGAACTAACACAGAGGTAGCCAAAGAGCCTTGGACCAATCTTATTGTTTGTAAAGATACATGTTGGGAAACTCGCCATCCACAGACGTTTGTACGCCCAAGACCAGATGCTCAGGCAGTGCCTTGGACTAGCCCTGAACCAACAGATGTGCTCGTAGATGTTACATATGAGGATACTGGTGCAGATGATATTCCATCAGGCACTTTTAATACTACAGACACCATCAACGAATAATAATGTTTAAACAAACAACTCCTGGTTGGAAGTTTGGAGAATGGCTTGGTATTTGCCAAGTATGCGGATGGAAAAAAAGATCGTCTGAATTATTTAAACGATGGGATGGTCTTATAGTTTGTGCCGAAGACCTTGAACCCAGACATCCTCAAGAATTTGTTCGTCCACGTGCTGATAATCAGAAAGTAGCATTTACAAGACCAGAATCTTCAAATATGTTTTTAGGGCCTACGGTAAATTGTGCTACAGCTACATTTAGAGAAATTTCTGCAAGTGAACTTCAATTAATGTCTGAAGTAATTAAAGCTAGAGTACAAGGACCTGTCGAAATTTCTAATACTCTTACTGTTGTTTGTACTCTGGAGATATATTAGTGTCCTTACTTAAAGTTGATACAATACAATCTAATGGTGCGGTTGACGTTGAGGTTAATGATGATCTTAATGTAACTGGCACTTTAAGTGTTGGGGATGTAGATTTAGCTGGTTCATCTGGTGCCACTATAGTTGGCTACAACCCTACAGGTACGGTTGCTGCAGGAACGGTACAAGATGCGATTGATGAAGTTGTATCTGATCTCGCCGCCTCTACCGGCTCCTCCCTTGTTGGCTTCGCCCAGTCCGGTATAGGGGCCAGAACAGACCGCACCGCGCAAGAGAAGATGCGCGACATCGTTTCCATCCTAGATTGGGTAGATGCCGATGGCACTGACGAGACTACGGAGGCGCAGGAAGCCATTGATGACGTAGCCGCTGCTGGCGGTGGCGACATCTGGATTCCTGGTGGCGTAGAGGTCAAATGTAATGTCACGCTCGCCACTGGCGTAATTCTGCGAGGCGGGCTTGTGCGCCCTAACCAATTCGATACTACCAGTGGTCGTCTTACTGCGGTGGCTGCGGGCGCAGTAGTTGACACCCCAGTGGCTACGACCCGTAGTTGTGGAGTAATAGGGTTGCAGATACGTGGCATCGGCGCAGCGACAGCCGGACTCGGTGTGCATTTCCGAGATGTCAGGGCCGGGGTGGTAGCCCAATGCTTCATCGACAACTTTTCTGACGAAGCCATATTGGAAGATAGCTCGTGCATTGGCTGCATCTACGAGCAACTGCACGGGCAAAACTGTCTGCTTGGGACGCAATCAGCCAAGACCGGCGTGTTTGATTTCTCCGGCAAAGACCAGATGGCAAACAACGTCGAGGGCACTGCGTCCCTGTCGGCACTGAGCGACGCCAACGCCTACCTGTGCGGGATTGTCATCCGTGGGTCGAACGGCTTTTACACGAAACTCATCGGAGAAATTTCCGACGAGGGCATTCACCTTACCAGCGCGGCAACACTAAACAGAATTTCAGACAGCAGGGCCGATCTCAACTTTGGCCACGGATGGAATGTCATAGGCACCAGTAATCAATTCTCAAACTGTATTGGCCTGAATAACTCTCAGGAAACTACGAACACCTACGACAACTGGAATTTCTCTGGAAGCGGAAGTAACCAGACCTCCAACTGTCGAGCACTAAGCAATGTGGCGAAGGTTGCCAAGTATGGGTTCAACGACACCATCAACAGCTTTAGCAACAGGAATAAGCACTTTAACCCAACGTCGTCCGGTTCAGGCACTGCAGAGTTTATTTCCACCGCTAACGGATCGTCGTTCATTTTCGACGACAACCAACTAGCCACCCTGACAGCAAATTCCGCTACGCCTAGCGTTGCCGGGGCAAAGTTCTTCACGACAGCCAATACTAACCCGACGACTATTACAGATTTCACGGGCGGGGTTAAAGGTCAGGAGATTATCGTTCGCTGTGCCGACGACAACACGACTATCCACCACAACGGATCGACCATCTCTCTGTTCGGCTCTGCCCCCAAGAAACTCAGGAATGGCGCGTACTACAGGTTCATTAATGTCACAAGTTGGCGAGAGCTAGAAGAGTTTGGGCTTGGCGTCACTGCTGACGTAGGCGATGCAGCCAAGACCCTCACAACTCGGCAGTCAGAAGAAACGCAAATTTGGGCGACGGAGCTTACCGCTGATCGAGCGGTGACACTATCTACGACGGGCGCTTACGCAGGGGCAAAGTTTCACATTGCACGTCCTGCTGTCGGAGCGTTCAACCTCAACGTAGGCACTGGCCCGCTGAAGGCTCTGGCTGCTGGAGAATGGTGCGAAGTGACCTACAGTGGGTCCGCATGGGTTCTGACCAAATTCGGGAGCCTGTAATGCTTAAGACGGCCATAGAGCGCGAGGGCCAGCCCTACGTGGATGATCCAGTCTACGTTCGCCCAAACCCGGTGTCGCTGATTCAGGCATCTGTTGCACGGGCATTTGGAATCCGTCTCCCTGTACCACTACAGATTGGGTATGAGCGAGTGCGCCTGCGTTGGAGGAAGCCAGACGGCAAGGGCGGACTTCGCCCAATGAACAACTGCACCGCTACAGAGGAACAAGAATGCTATCGTTTAACAAAGTTAAACTCGCAAGCACCGGAGGTGCTCTAGCATGAGTTCTCAGTGGTACTTTTGATAATTCATTGGATTAATTATGGGTGTTGCCTGGAGAGAAAGAAATTTAGAAAAAGATAGGGCTAATAAACGAGCCTATTACCATAAAAATATGGAGAAATTCTCTTGAGTTCGTCCGGATCGTTTAGCTTCACAGTTACTCGTGATAATCTTATCACTGATGCTCTTTTGTATATTGGAGCCATTGGTGAAGGAGAAACTCCAACAGCCGCTGCTGTAACAGAGGCTGCTCGCCTATTGAACATGCTCGTTAAACATCGAGCTACAGTGGGAATGCCCTTGTGGGCATTGAAAAGGGGCTTCATTCTCCCCACTACGGAAGTGTCGAGTATTGATACTAACAGCCATGTAGTGACGGACTACACTACAACCACTCTTAGTGCTGATGAAGCAGATGCACAGACCATTCTTAGTGTCACAGACAGCACAGGAATGACTGCAGGAGATCAAGTAGGCATTGAGATGGACGATGGCACAATGCATTGGACTACTATTTCCAGTGTCGATTCCTCTACACAAATTACAGTGGCAGCAGCCATTGACGACACTGCTGCTTCGGGTAATCGACTCTACAGTTATACAGCATCTACGGATCGTGTCCAAAGACCAATCCGTATAATTAATGCGAACATGCTCGAAGTGGCTGGTGGTTCTTCCTGGGAAATTACCACTGAGGAGCGAAGCGACTATTTCAATCTTGGCAACCGCACTACCGAAGGTACGCCTAACCGTATTTACTACGATCCCAGACTGGGGAGTTCAACAGCCGATCCGGCAACAACAGCCTCTTGGTTTGGCACTATCTTTATTTACCCCCGCTTTAATAGTGGGGACCACATTATAGAATTTACTTACCAAAGACCTTTCCAGGACTTTGATGCTAGCACAGACAATCCAGATTTTCCACAAGAATTCTACCTATCCATTGTCATTGAACTAGCAGCTTTGCTTGGTCCTAAACATGGACTTGATTTAAAAGAACGACAAGCCCTCTTTGCTGAAGCCAAAGCCTATCGAGATGAGGCTTTGGAGACAATTTATGAAGAAGGAAGTGTATTTTTACAACCTGAAAATGAGAATGCTTAAAAGCGAATTGACGAGGGAAATGAAGCATGGCTGATACTACTTTTACTGATAATGTTACCGTAACTGCTGCAGATTGGTTCAATGATATTAATAGGTTACATTATACAATTTTTAGTGATCCTACTAATATTGCAGCAGTAAAAGAATCTATATTGCCTGCCGGTATGGTTGTGCCCTATGCTGGTACTTCAGCCCCAACTGACTGGTTAGCTTGTGATGGGGCGGCTGTAAGTCGTACTACATATAGCCGACTCTTTACTGCTATTAGTACAACATGGGGTGTAGGAGATGGATCAACCACCTTCAATGTTCCTTTTTTAGGTGGTAGAGTCCCTATTGGTTCAGGTACTGGTACAACTACAGAAGATGTAACCGCCTCTAGTGGTAATGGTTTCACCGTCACAGCAAATGATACAAAGTGGATTACAGGCATGACTGTAGTGTTGTCAGCCCTAACTGGGTTTACTACTTCTATGTCGGCTGGTCCAACTTACTATGCTGTTCGTGTTTCTTCTACTAATGTCAGATTTGCTTCAACATTGGCATTAGCTCAAGCAGGAACTCCTGATGAGACTATTAGTGGCACTGGAACAGCAACTCTAACCCACACCTATACGGCCCGTACTGTGGGTCAATATGGTGGTGAACAAGAACACGCGCAGAAAAGCACGGAGCAGTTGCTGCATACGCACACGCAGGATTCGCACACACATACAATAACAGCAGGCGTTACAGGTGGTGGTTCAACTACGGCAATTTCCTATAGCACAACTCTATCAGCGACAGACACCACACAAGGCGCTAACGGTACGACTGCAACTAACCAAAACACCGGAGGCAACGTAGCCGCGAACATCATGCAACCTTTTGCTGTTACCATGTATATTATTAAAACGTAAGTTCTATAAGAACTAAACATGGCCCGCACTGCTACTACTACAAACACTCGTACTGAGCCAACTAGAATCCCATTAGTAGGGGAATTCAATACTCGTTTATTTACTGCTCTTGATACGGATGTAGATAGCGGTATTGTAGGTATTGGTGTTGTAGGAGATATGATTGTTGGTAATTTGACAGCTTTCACTGGAAAAGATCAACGATTTATTAATGTTATTCCAGATAAACTTACAACGGAAATTACGGGAACAACTAAATTTTATTGTTATAAACGTCCTGGTTTTGCTACTAACACTACTCCTGCTTCTGGCAATATTGGAACTGCTATTAAAATTTGGACAGGATTAGGAAACGAAGTTATCTCTGCTTTTGGAGATACTAATAGCACTATATATAATGGAACTTCCAGTTTAGGCATAATCACTGGAACAGCCACAGATATTGTGGAAGCGACGGTAGGCTCTACGCCTACCCTATTGATTCCTTCTTCGGATAATAAAATGTATTATTATCAGGATGGGGGATCAATTACTGAAATTACTGATGGAAACTTTCCAAGTAATAATAGTTTAACAATTACAGGTTCACCTGTTAATATGAATGGTTATACATTCATTATGACAACCAGTGGTCGTATCCAAAATAGTGACAGAGCCTCAATAACTGCCTGGTCGGCTTCAGGATTTATTTCTGCTAATACTTATCCAGATAGAGGTGTGGGACTTGCAAGATATAAGGATTTGATTATTGCTTTTGGAGAAGAAACCTTAGAGTTTTATCGGGATATTGGAAATCCTGATGGTTCACCTTTAGAGCGAATGAAAGAACTTTCTGTTCGTATTGGTTGTATTGGACCAGAGGCTATAGTTCCTTTTGAAGATAATGTAGCTTGGGTAGCTAGTTCTGATGTAGGCACTATATCTGTATATATGTTGGATGGATTTAAACCTGTTCGTATTTCTGATAATGTTGTTGATGCCTTCTTAGGAACTAAAGCAGGATCAACTGTTAGACTTACTGCTGCAAAAATAAGAGGTAAAAGTTTTATCTTTGCGATGTATGGTTCTATTACGTGGGTGTATTGTGTTGAAGATCAAACATGGCATCAGTGGGTGCCTGCTTCACAAATCCTATGGCATAAATTCGCTGCTTCTTCAGCCGCTACAGAAGCTCTTTTTTCCATCAGTCGTGGAAGTACAGACGGAAAAGTTTATATTGTCAATCCAGTAAACCCAGTGTTTACTGATGATGGATCAAATTATGAATTTTTGTTACAGACTTCCAAAGTAGATTTGAATAATACTAATAAGAAGAGACTACATAAATTACATTTAGTGGCAGATAATACACTATCTTCTACCAATATGTCTATTAGTTGGTCTGATGATGATTATGATTCATTCTCTACTGCTCGTACCGTAGACATGGTTAATGATGATAAATATCTAAATAACTTAGGTCAGTTTCGTAGGAGAGCATTTAGATTCTCTAACACATCCTCTGAAGCTCTTAGATTAGAAGCTATAGATTTGTATTACTCTGAGGGTTTGAAATAATGATTGTTTTAAACACCACAGTTACTTCATTGGAACTTGTTCTTGGTGGAGCTGTATCTACTAATGAACTTCATTGGTCAGTACATTATGAAACAACCAATTCTGCCGGGTTTTCTACGGCAGCACATAGTGATGGTGTTTCTAATGGAACCACAGATGTAGTATTAGTTAGTGCTCCTGAAGCAGGAGAACGCCGTATTATTAAAGCAATATCAGTCCATAATGCTGATACTTCCTCAGCTACAGTGCAAATACATTATGATAATGGTGGTACAGAACGTACTATCATCAAAGTAACTCTAGCAACACTAGAGAATCTATTCTATGAGTCTGGTGCAGGATGGCAGGCTCTAACAACTGCAGGGGCAATTAAATAATGGCGTTTAATAAATTGAACTTGCAAGCACCGGAGGTGCGATAGCATGGGATATCAAGAAGGTTATTTTCCTACAGACGCCGATCTTCAGAATGCAATTCGCATTTCTCAAGCTGCTGCCGATGGTTCTTTATGGGCAAATTCAGCACGAGATGAATATGGTGGACTGTCTCAACAAACTGAATTTGGTCAAGAAATTGCTACGGCCTATCGAATAATTTCTGCTTATGCAATGAATGGTGGTGATGTCAGCAAGATACCACAATCGTTGCAATGGCTCACTACAACTGATGCGGCTAATCGGATTGCAGCTACTAGCAGCGGAAAATGGCGTGATGCTTTGCCTTTGCTGGCTGTCGCTGGTGGTGGTCTGGCCGGTGTCTTTGGCGGTGCTGCTGCCGCTGGTGCTGGAGCTACAGGAACCGAAGCCACAGGTGCTTATGGTGCTGCTGGTGAATTCGCAGGAGGCACAGCGGCTGGTTCTGCTGGTGGTGCTGGAACAGGGGCTACATTAGCAGATGCTGCATGGGGTGTAAATCCACAAGGAGCTTCTTTAGGTGGTGGTTTAACAGCCACTGCCTCTGAGGGAGGTTTAAGTGCTGGTTTGGCTGCTCCTACAGCAGAAGGGGCTATGGGTGCTGGTGCTCTTGGAGGTGGTATTACTTCTGGTGCTGGTGGAGCTACTGGCATTGGTGCTGGAACCGCCGCAGGAACGGCGAGCACTGCTGGAGGTCTAGGCGGATTAATGCAAGGCGCAAAGACAGTGGCTGGAGCTATGCCTTGGGGAAATTTAGCTGGGGCTGTTTTAGAATATATGGGTTCTCAGAAAGCCGGACAAACTGCTGAGAATTTAATGCAACAACAAATGGAATCAGACCAATGGCGAGGCCAGCAAGGCCGCTATTTTGAGCCTTTATATGAAGCTGCAACTCGGGGTATTGGTGATACAGACTATGGACGTTCTATAGCAGAATCTACAGCTCGTAAAATGGCTTCCCAGGGTTATGACATGTCTGGCAATATGCCAATGGAAATTGCCAAGAGTTTACATGGAGGTACTACTGATTATCTTCGAGCTGTCGGGCCTTTGGCTATGGGTCGAGGTGAATCTCAGGCTCCGGGTCAATTTGCTCCTGCTCTTATGGGAGCTGCACAAGCCCCTTATGGAATTGCTGGGTATGGATTAGATCAAATTATCAAGAACTGGCCTTCGGGTAGTAATCAGCCTTCTTCCAGTTTGGGTTCAGGTGGTTCATTCCAGAACTACCAGCCCACTGATTACCAGAACATCTTTCTCTAGGAATAAACAATGCCATCGGAAATTGATTATATCAATCCAGAATCTGTAAGACCAAAATATGGTTGGCAACCATCTAGTGGGTTGGCAGGTATGTTCTATTCTAGAGATCGAGACCGTTATGAAGAAATGGCCCGTATGCAAGACACTAGAATGGGAGCTGCCACACAACTCACTCTAGAAGATTTGGTGCAAGGTGCTCCTGCTAGACAGGCGACTAGAGATGCTACGGTCCGAGACCTCCCTGTACAATCTCGTGGTTTAGAAGCTACAACTCGTGGTCAGGAACTAAACACTGAGTTCACTGAGGCTACACAGCCCGGTAAAATTGGACTAGCCCAAGGCGAACAAGAATTAGCCCGTGGTCAGCAAGGTATTGCTAAAGCTGTCCAAGTGATTGCTCAAGAACCTGCTGGTCCAGACTGGGCTGCGAGAGTTGGAACAAAAATTAAAGATTCTGGACTAAAGCCGGGTGATCCTAGTATTAAAATTTTACAAGGAATTTTAGATACAGGTAATCCCCAGGAAGCACAACAACGTGCTTTGCAATGGTTACAACTCCAGAGTCAAACTGAACCTGCCTATCGTCAGACTATGGACAGTACAAGAATGCGTGGGGAGTATGATTTGAAGAGGCAGGGATTGGCTAACCAAGGGGCTGTTCAAGCTGCCCAAGCTAGAACAGCGGCTAAAAACAAGTCTTCAGTACAGATATTAAAAGAAGCTTCTGGTAAGGGAGCCACTGAGCAAGTGCATGCGGCAATGTTGGTTATTAATGATCCAGATGTTGATCCTCAGATTAAACAAATGGCTACTGCATTATACAACGCCGCTTTACCCGCCTATCAGCGTGAACAACAACGTGGCATACAGCCACAAATTTCTGGATTCCCACAAACTCCTGGTATTCAAATGCCTCAATATGGTTCGCAGCAGGGAACTGCTCCCGGTGGTGGGGCCACACATAGATTCAATCCTCAAACAGGTAAAGTGGAGCCCATTCGTTAATGGCTAAGTTTGTTCAGTTTAACGATCAGGTAATTGAATTTCCTGATGATATGGAAGACGATGCCATTGCCAATGTATTAGCTCCTACACCACCCATGGAGCAGTTGTCCCAAATGAATGTGGGACAAAGAGCTATGTCAGGCGCTATTGGTGCTCCTGAAACCATGCTCTCTATGGCCTCGGTAATTCCTGGTATGGCGGCTGGTGGTGCCAGAGGGTTATATGGTTTAGCCACAGGAGAAGGTTTAGAAGGAGCAACTAAAGCAGCAGGAGAAACTACGCAGGCTCTAACCTATGAGCCTCGTTCTACTGCTGGTAAAGTATTTTCTGAGGGTTTAGGGGAGGGGTTTGAATACCTTAAAAGAGAAGTGGGAATGGGGGCTGGGCGTCTACCCGAAGCTATTAAACACCCGCTTACTTCCCCTGAAACATTACAAAAAGCTCCTGTTTCTGAAGTTGGTAGGGCGATTGGTGAGGCGGGATTTGAGTTCGGGGCTGTTGGTGGCCCTGCTGTAGGGGCTCTTCGAGGTATTCGTGGGGGAAGAGCTAGACAAGTAGAAATGCAGAAAGCTCAGGAAATCTTGGACAAGGCTACGGAAGCCGAGGCTAAAATTCAACGAACTGAAGCTGAACAAAAAGCCTATACAGAAGCTTACGAACAACTTGATAATTTGATGCTCCGTTATCCCAAAGACTACCAAGCTCCACAGCTTGGACAGGGAGGGAAGTTAGCCCGCATACCAGATCAAGTTAAGGCTGAGGCTAAGGCTGGAGCAGATCAACTTAAGTTCGATCAAGATGTAAGAGTCATTGCTGAGGCAGAAACAGCCCGACAAATGGTTTTACAAGAGCAGGCTAGGTCGGTGCAGAACAGACCTATGCCCCCTCCTATGGCCCCTCGTAAGCCTCATATGATCGGCCCCGAGGCCGTCTCTAAAGATGTCTATTCAGACCCTTTGGCTGCTGCTGAGGCAGTGAAACAGAAAATGCAAGAAGCTCGTCAGGAAACCCAAAGGGTTGTTCCTGATCAACCTGTAGGTGCTGATGTTAAAAGTACACCCGGCTTTAATGCTAAACTTCATGAACTCCAAACTGGTCTTAGATGGAATAATGCGCGTGGATACTTTGAAGAGATTCCCTCCACTCCACGTAATCACTTAGAAGCTATTAGAGATGCTTCTCAAGTTCCCTACTATAAAGAACTTGCTCGTTTGTTACTTGACGACAAGGAATTTAGTCCTAAAGTGGAGATAAAGAGTTTGGCGGAAGTACAAAAAGCTACTGGTGAGTTTTCCCAAGCTGCTTATGATCCTCGTAAACATTCCATCCTCATTCCTTTAGAATCTACTGGGAAAGAAGCCCTCACTCTACATGAATTTGTTCATGCTGGTACATATGGAGCTATTGAGGGAGTAAGAGCTGGTAGACCCATTGCTGCACACCTTACACGGCCTGTTGAAAGACTTCAAGGGCTGTATAATACATTCAGAGACATTCAAATGCAAGGGGATAAAGTTCTCCCCTATGGTCTAAAGAACATTCATGAGTTTATTGCTGAGGGGTTTACTAACCCTGAGTTCCAAGCTCTCCTTGCTCGTACTAAGCTTCCTTCTCATATGCGTAAGGGCACCTTACGTACATATTGGGATCGGTTCGTAGAAGCTATTGGCAATTTGCTGGGTTTCGACAAGAACAAGCACAACTACCTCTCTGAATTGATTCGGGTGGGTGCAGACATTATTCAAGGGTCTAGTTCTGAAGTCAGACGCCTCTATGACAAATCACCTGATCAATTATCTCCTGGTGCGTTTGAACTCAAAGACTTCAAACAACAACTCAAAGACCAAGGTGTTAAGATTCCTGAAGAGGCTGTTAAAGCTCTTTGGGCTGCTCGTAATAAGCCTGTAGCTGAGCCAAAGGCTCATGCCTCAGAAGGGGCTGCTACGTCTGGGGCTGAACAACTCCAAAGACAGTATGCTGACCGGAGAACTCTTGAAGAAGTGGCTGCCACCCTTAAAGATGTTAAGAAAGACACATTAGCAGATCAAGCCTCTTACAATACTATTGGTAAAATCATTCAAGGTAGATTCATTGCTCAAGGCAATCCTCTCCTTTCTTGGACTTCTTCCCAAATCCACTGGGCTAAACAAGAAGCTATCCAGAAGGCTAACAGCCTTCTGCATGGGGCTAGTCGTAAAGCCCCTGATCCTGGTACAGCCAATTACTTATGGAAGAATTTTAACAAAGAACAGAAGATTGCCACTAACGAAGTGGGACAAGCTCTCCAAGGTGAACAAGCATGGATTGGAGAGGCTGGAATTCAAGCTAAAGCCAGAGAAATAATTGGGAGAGATTTGGCTCGTAATGAACTACAGTCTTATTTAGACCGAGTGAAGGTTAATAAGCAAATGTTGGCTGAGGTTAATAAGGCGCTAGTTGCCGAAGGCAAGGAAAGCATCCAAGAACTCCCCCACTATTGGTCTTCTGCCACCTTTGATGGTCCTTTTAGGACCAAGTTTATAGATAAAGAGGGCAACACTGTTAAAGTGGAGGGTTCCTATTTACGTCCTAATGAGGCGAAGATTAAAAGGTCTTTCCCTGAATATAAAATAGAAATTGTGGAAGAAGTGCCTCGTGGAGAAATGGATTTCTCTCAATTGGAGGCTGTCTTACGACAACTTTCCAAAGAGGCTAGAGACCCTGCTGCTAAGGCCATTCACGAGGGCTATCGTAGGTTGGGGTTTGGTAAACATGGTTTAAAACGTAAGGGTGTTAAAGGTGCCCGTGGCACTGAAGGTGGAATTAAGGGGGTCAGACAATATGAAGAAGTTTATGAACGAGGTATTCGCCAAGCCTACGATTTCTTGGCGAATCGTCAACTTGATAAAATTCACACCCAGGTTAGAGAACTTAAAGAAGCAGATCATCTTCCGTACACGAAAACATGGGCTCTTGAGGCTATTGACCAAGCCCGAGGTGGTTCAAACAAAACCTTTGATGAGCTATCCCGTACATTATCAGCCACAGTCAGTGGCACTATTGCAATAGGGAGTCTCGGCAAGCTCCGGCTGCCCCAACGATTTCTTAGAGATTTTCTGAGACAAGGTAATAAGGTTAAAACTACTCTATTATTGGGATTCTTTAACCCCATCCACATTGCTGCTCAGCTTATTCAATCCCCTTCATTCATGCCTCCTAAACTTCTGTCTATGGCAGCCCAAGCCGGTATTAATCCGGCTAAAATTATGAATGTTATGGCTAGAGGGTTGACGGAATATGGTAAATGGGACAAGTCTAAGGATGCTACCAACCTTGCTAAGGTGAATGCTTTTGATGCCACCTTCAAATATGACTGGTCTACCTATGCAGGCGACTCCTCACCCCATTATAAGAGGTCTTTAATAGATCATGCTTCAGGCTTATCCACCCTTATGTGGATAGAGGGGCAGACTGTCCGTAGGCCAGCCGCACATATGTTTCTGGAAATGCTTAGGGAAATGGGCTATGACAAGATAGCCAAAGATAAGATGGAGATTTATAAGGTAGCTAGGGAAATGACGGACCATTATATGGTGTCCATGAGGTTCTATGAAAAACCACACATTTTCTCTAGAACAGGGTTGGTAGGGATGGCTATGAGCCCTCTTAAAAGCTTTGCAACTACCTGGCTGGGTACCCTAAGGGAGTACACCAAACTAAGCGGCCAGGGCCTCCTAGAGGGTTCTGTAGCCAAGCAATTGCCATTAGGGGCCTTCCTGTCTACAAGTCTGCTAACAGCAGGTATGTTAGGGTTTGTGGGGGTTAAGGAATGGGACGCTTTAGCTAAATTGGCTAATGATTTGTGGGGATATAACATCCCCACAGGTACAGAGTGGATTGCCTCTAAGTTCAAGTCCCCTGCCTTAAGGTATGGCCTCCTGTCGGAAGCCCTTCCTTTTGACCTATCCGTAGGTCCCACCTTTGCCTCCCCTTCCTTAGCTGAACAGCAATTCTGGTCTGCTCCTGGACTTCAGTTCTGGGGAGAGGCTGCTAAATTTGGTGGTATGATTGCTAAATCAACTGGTATTGCTGGAGAAAGCAACATTCCAGGACCCACGGAAAAGAGGGAAGCTTTTAAGGGAGTGACACCCAGATTCCCGGCCTGGGGACCTATTGAGAAAACGTACACTCCTGAAGGACAGCCTTATGCTGAGGCTGGAGGGGCTGCAGGCCCCTACACCCGCACTGAGAAGGACTGGACAGCCCGTAGGTTAGGCACCTATACAACCCAGGAGCGGGATGAAAAGACTAAATTCTATACAGCCAAGCAACGTCTAAAGACAATGACTAAAGATGTGAGTAGGGCTGTAGACATCATACTTAGTAATAAGGACATGGAACGCTTGCCTACCCTTTGGCAAAGCATTGCCGAGAAGGGGTTTAGTTCACAAGAACTCCAAACTGCTGTTAAACGCGAAGTTTTTAACCGCCTTGTAGAAGCTGACATTAGGGCTACAGGTCAGGGTATGACGCCTAAACAACAGCGTCTGTGGATGTTATACCAACAACTGGAAGGGCAGTCGTCCCCGGAGGGGCCTCGCTGATGCCAAATAATCTTGATCCAAATATGTCTAAGGATTCTCCTGAGCAAGTGAAGGCTCAGGAAGAGAGTGAACAGCTTAAAGGTGAATTAGAGATTAGGATGGATCAATTACGGGAGTGGTATCCTGAATGGTTCACCTATTCAGATACTCTTGGGGAACGCCCTATTGATGGTATGATGAGGGAATTAAGAACCAACTACCAACTCAGAGAAGAACAACAAGCAGACCAACAAGACTATGCTGGAAAAGTAACTAGGAATGTGGAACAGAATTGGCAAGTGGCTCCCGAGTACACTGAAGAGAGTCAAATGCATGTTCCACCTGGGATGGTGGAACCAATGGGAAAAATAATGTGATGAAAACTGTCGAAGAAAATATTGGCTATTTATTAGCCAAACAAGAAGAACAAAAATCTGATTTAGTGAGGGTAGAGCAGAAGGTGGACTCCCTTACTGAATTAGTTAGCACCAAGTTTGCTACTGCTGAGACTGTATTCAAAGTGATTAAATTTTTAGGAATTGTTGTAGTGGCTATTGCTACCCTACAATTTGGAGACATTGCTAAGTGGTTCAACTTTCTCTTTAAATGAGTAGCTATCGCCTCATATAACCTGAATACTAATTTCTTTGTGCCCTTTGAGAGCTTTCTTTAAGTCCCGAAGAGCCGGGCGAGTGGTCCCCGGAACGATAACCCCATCACGAGTAATGCGATAACCAACAATAATGCAACCCTCCGTATCCTCATGAGTGTTCCCACTATGAATTCTAATGTGAGTAAATCCAGGCACCTTAAGCAAGGTGAGAGTGTCAGGGCCAAACTTTGGACTGTTTTGAAACACCACCTTATATATCCCACGAGGGATGGCAGTTATACCATCTTCCTTCCATTTGTTAATAGCTACCCCTTCCTTTTCACGTACACAATCTTCTAAAGTAAAGCAGAAGTAATCATCATTAAGATAGAGTTGACCTGTAGTAAACAGGTCATGAAATCTATTTCGTAATAAGCGCAACTTCATCATATATTCGACCCAATTCAGCTTGTAAATCGTCAAACTCTTTCATCACTCTTTGATATCTTTGATGTAGTTCATTCTTTATTTCTACTTCTCGTGAATAACCTAAATCATTGAATGTGTAAACGGGATACCATTCAGACTCAAACAATCTTAATTTCAAAAATTTCTCCCCCAGTAAAAGCATCATATTTGGATGCGATTTCTATAGCTTCTTTCGCAGTTTTACCTGCGGCCATTGCACCAATAGCAAAATTTTCCCCGTTACCGAGCGCAAAAGGGATTGGTAATGGGACAGGAATAAGGTGTTGATCCATCAACCAAGGTTTGTTATCTTGGTCAATTAACATAAATCTACATCCTTCCGTCTCTGGTTTTTCTTGATTAGGATAAATAATCCAGTCTTTTACTTTTTCGGCCTGAGACATTTGACCACACCATGCCATTGCTTTCCATTTATTATTATATAAAACTTGAACTTTTGGAATGGGTATATCTAGTTTTGTATCCCCGTAAGTTCCCAGAGAATCACCAGCTAGAGTATAGCCATCATAGGCAATAGTGGTCATTTATTCCCATTCTCTTTAGGTTTGTCAGCCTTTTTCAGCACTTTCACTCTTTTCACCATACCCCTCGGAATTTGAGTACGGCCATTGTGTGAACCCTCTTCGTCTGTATCCTGTGCAATGACAACATGATCTGGACCATCATGAATGAGCCATCCAGAACTCAGAGCAATGTATGGTGTTGGTTTCTCATGAGTAGCTTTCCACCCATCCCTAAGACCCGCAGCATCATCCCACTGCACCAAGACTAATGGGTATTTAGTTTTAATCCAAGGGATTGTCTTCATCGTCTTCCTCTGGGAACCATTGCTGTAACTCCCGCTCGTATCTATTTGGGTCATTTTCAATGAGATCGCTAAAGCGATCCACTAAGTCTTCTGAATTAATGTTGAGAAGCTCCATGAGACTAATCTCATCAAGTTGTTTCAATTGCTGCATAATTTCACTCAGAGTCAGGTGATTCATAAAAGCCTTTATCCCTGTCCCATGCAGTTTCACCAAACAATCTCACCGCTGCCCAGTAAAAGAAGGGGACTATGTGTGTCCCTAAAATGGGCACCATTCCTTTCTTTTGCATACATACTAAAAATCGACTGTCGGCTTCCTTCCGTGTTATTTTAACACCATCTATAGTCATTCCAGTGCGATAATGAATGTCGTGTTCATCACAGCAGGAACGGTAGTTTAAATCAGGCACCTTACTACACCCATCTCCCTTTAGTGCCCAAGCTAAAGCCTTCACCCTATCCCAATAGGTCATAGTCCTATTCGGGCTATTCCCGTTTTTATTATTCATATATAAACTCCAGTCTCAGAGCATGTGCCAAAGCATGTTCTGCCCTAGCTCCCCCCGAATCCTCCCAACCTTTTAACATGTAAATAGCATCAGCCTGCTTACAAATCCAATTGGTATCCACTGCAAGAGCTTCTCTAAGAGAAAATCCTTGTTGTTCCGCTTCTTCAATTGATCCATTCTCATTCCTTGCTTCAAACTCTTCTCCATGGATTTCTCTATCTTTTTCCGCAGGATTAAATACTTCCCAACCAGCATTTCTTAGATATGCTGCAGCGGCATCAAACGCCGGAAAATTGAAATAGGCATAACTTCTCATAGGGCCTGCAATATAGCATTTTTTCTTTTCAGACATAATGTCGCCTGTAAGTAAGTAGTCTCTCTATGTGCTTAGAAGGTTTTGTCATGTTTGTATGGCCTCTTGATATTATATTCATGTTTAGCCATTACAGCTTCATGTATAGGAAGACTGTAAAAAGCACAATAGTCAAGAATCCGAATGACAGCATCAGCGAGTTCGACAACCTCACCTGAGAACTGAGGAAGTTTATCATCTGCTGCTGGCTTTCGTATGTACTCAAGAGCTTCCGATAGTTCGCTATGCATGAGAGCAATTCGTTCTCCTCGATTCGGGGTCTCCCAAAATCCATGTTTTGTGGCATTGTCACAGAATTCCTTAGCTAAGGTGTTTAAGTTCATTTCGTTCCAAAATGTTTAAGTTTAAGCTCATTAACCATTTCCTCTTTGGAAAAGAATACATTATTCATAAATTTGTACATCACATCCCATCTTTCAGGTTCTTCTTTAAATAAGACATAAGTCGGTTTACCTTGTCCCGCCAAATAACCAATTTCAAGATGTCCTGATTTTCCTGCTGGAAGTACCAATATGCCAAAGCTGCTACGATTAAGGTGATGAAAGTCAAATTCAAAAACATGTTCTGCAGCAAAACCATTTAGGGCATCCTTATAATGTGTACCACGTCCTTTTTCATATTCCATCCATGAATCATCTGCAATGGGACCAGCGGCAAACCAATCGTCGAACACTTCAAATCCAGCCTCTCGGAGGGCATCCCCGATGAGAGGCACTTCAGGGTTCCTCAATGAGCCAATCAAATACACCACAGGTTTAGGATTCATCAGGACCACACCTATATTGGTATGCATATCTAATTTGTCCTACTAATTGTTCTGCTTTATTGAAACCAATATTATGTCTATAAGAAGCAATTTGAAGTTGATATAATTCCTGAGCCAAATCATCTAAGAGTTCATTGACAGATTTCATGAAGCCGCTCCTTCGGAGCGCACGAGTTCATCAAAGATGAACGAAGTCATTTAGTACCTCCAGCCAGTATGATGCCAACATTTGCCATTGCATATGCAAACCACATGAGACTAAAGCCATGATTGCCGTGGAGCATTTGCAGGATGGCTGTTATTAGATAACAGCCTGTCACAACAATAATTAGCCATAGACTCACTTTTTCTCCTGCTCCTCAAGGATTAATTCCAAGCGTGCCATCGCATTCCATACTACGGCGACCGCCTCCAAGACTCCACTGTCAGGGTCCCTTCTGGTGTAGTCACCTGCAATTGCAAGCTCATGTCGTCCAAGAGCATCAGCATATCTATTAATCCCGTCAGGAACGCTTTCCCATCCTTTCCATGAATACTTGTTGGCCCCAATGGTACTGAGTCGGGCAACTTCCGTAAGGGATTTGGGGAAATAGTGTAAACAACCTCTAGTGACTGCAATCTTTCCTGCATCTAGTTTACTCCCAGGTTCTTGTTGTTGTTTTCCATAAGGATCAACTTCTTTATTTTCCATACTTCCTCTTCAAATATTCGACAGAGACTGCCATCTCGTCGAAGCTCCCATCTTTTACGGCGTGTAAGACGAACAGGCCACGCCAATGGTTATTAGTCATAGGGCTTAAATAATCTTCATTATGCTGATAGAATGAACCTGCAATGATGGCCGTAATCTCTGTACCATCAGCTCTTTTACCAAAAGCAATGTCTCTGCCTTGTAGATGCCCAGCGAAACAACTCATATGCATCTTATTCAAAATGGCTCTCGCAGAGCCTGTAGCTCTTCCTAGTGAGCCAGAAGGATAATAGTGGCAAAAGGCCACACCCCCAATAACCACAGGCTGGAGAAATGGATATACTTCCCATCCATAGTCTTTAAACCCTAAATCATCAAGGGATAGGACACCTTCCAACTTAGCATCAGACTCCACCGCTTTCACAATTCTTTGTTCATGGTTTCCAATGCACAACACTTTACGGGGTTTGTATTGCCTCTTTCCGGCAGCTTTTTGTTTCTTATTATATTCGTCTATTGGTGATAGTAATAGTTTCATTCCTTTGTGGGAGGCTTCAATGTCTTGTTTGTAGCGCCGCCCCTCGAAGCTCTTCTTGCCTACATCATACGAACAAAGACTGGGCATGTCCGCCCAGTCTCCAATCATAACCACTACATCTGGCTGCTTAGCAACAATATAACGACCGGCACAAGCTAGATGATCGAGAGGAACTCCAGGTTTTATTTGTGTATCAGGAAGGACGAGTATCTTCATTATCAACAGTCTCCGTAGCATTTACTTTTCCAAACTCAATGAGTGTTACTTGATCATTATGCACTTCTGGGATCATGAGTCCCTTGCGAAGAAGCTCTAGCAGAGCGTATTCTATTAAGAATTTAAGCTGATCTTCCGTGAGTACAGCGTTCAATTCATGTTGCCCTTCATTGTTTTCGTAGAGCGCCTTTATTTTCATTTTTTGTTCTTGTTTTCCTTTTTTTCTTTGTTCGATTTAATGAGGTGACATTTTTTACAGAGGGCTTGGAGGTTGGTCTTTTCACAGTAGAGGCGTTCAATAAAATCATCCCAAGAAGTGAAGGTGCCAATTGGCGTTTTGTGGTCAACTGACATCTGCTTAAGGGGCCACTCTTTCTTACACACTGCACATCTGTAATGCTTTGCTTGTCTGCCCGACGCTTTATTCTGTTTGACTCGCGTATAAGCATCCTTAAGTACATCATACTTGGGTTGCCATCTACGGAAAGCGCCTCGGAGGGCACTGCGGACGAAGGAGTTGTAACGGGCCTGTGTCCAGTTCCCTGAATTTCGTGTTTTTTCACCCGACGCTCCTTTTTTACGAGCGGAATCATTCACAAATCAATAGCACTGCAATGAACAATATTACTACAACTCCGATAATTTCAAATCCAGAGAGCATTCCCGATCCTCCGTAAATCGCCCATTTTTAAACCAACGGCACGGAATCCACTGTGCCCCTGACCACCATTTACCATATAACCACTCCTCATCTTCATTAAATATTTCTACTTTAGAACCTATGGTTGTAACGGCAAGTCTAGGGGAGGTCGCCAATGAACATCTCTCTGTCGTAAGATGAAGCAGAGTCTACAGGTTCTAATGAAGTCTTGCTCTGATTGTCCTGCAGCTTCGTAAGCCCTCCAAGTTGCTTCGACATAATCAGATTCTGTACGGCATTGCTCAAGAAGTTTTGGAGCTTTTGCTTTACCGATTCCTCTACATCCGCTAATGTTGTCAACCGAATCTCCGATAAGAACTTGTTCATAAAAAGTCCTAAGTCCCTCTTCAGGAGAGATTCGTCGTAGTTCCCGACGGTGAAAGTTGTAGTTCGTAGAAGGAATTTGGAGGAGGTCCTTGTCGAGACTACAAATGACAGCTCCATCAGGGCCAAGCCGGGTGCCTTCGATTCCCAATTCATCGTCAGCTTCGCATCCGTCGGCAATTGAGGCGTTGTGTTCAAGCACCAAATACTCTCTGAGTCTTTCGAGATGTTTAGGTTTAGGCTGATCTCTTCGGTTAGCTTTGTAGTCAGGGAATATGGCAAATCTAAAGTTGTTGTCTCCACTGAGGAAAATCTTCCAATTGTCTGCATTAACATCCTCCAATATTCTTGAAATAAGCTGGTCACATTGCCATATGGCTAAACCTTCTCCCGCATTCTCGCACACTGCTGCACATCTATATGTTACCAAATCACCATCAATTAAAGCTGTTGTCATTCTTCCTCATAGTTGGTGCCCCATAGACGGAATCGGACCTCTGTTTCGGAGTTACAGGCTCCGCGTTCTACCACTGAACTAATAGGGCTGGCGCGAGCAAGCTCGCTTGCGACGCATTGTAAGGCCCGGCTCCAGACACCAAGTCCTCGCTGGAATTCCACCAGCACTCGGGGGTGAGCAGCTAGGCCACCAGCCCTGTTGGACTGGTGAGCCCTCTAGCCGGGTTATGCACTCTTTATAGAAGTACTAATGTAAAAGCAATTGTAGTTAGAGATATTCCAATACTAATCCCTGAAATAAAAATTATCAAAGCTGGATGCACTCTTTAAACTACCCTATCTTCAGAATCATCCATAACTTCTCGTGGGACCAATACTAAAGCATCCCGCTCTCTCATACCACGAATTTCATGTGCCTTATTCAAATACCACTGTCTTAGATTTTTCTTAGCATCCCGCCAGCTTAAACCCGGTTCATCATAAACCCTCAAAATTTGAGGGGGTACATCCTCACTCAATACATATTCTCTAGCCATTATTCAACATCTCCTGTGTTCACCGCTTTCGTAGCGGTTTTTACTTCAGGTTTGAATGCTTGCGCTCCAAGGGAGCTTGCAAATTCTCGTCCCATAACAAAATCTACAAACCTAGTTGCCAAAGCAATTACTTCAGAAAGATCAGCCTTTTTATGTCCTGTCAATTCAAAATATTGTAAAGCTCTTTCTAAACTACTCTGCCTAACGATCATCACCTGCCTAGCAGCTCTCTCCTCACTCGTCTCCCAATTGCTTCGTGTCGTACCTCCACTCGCACCTGCCGCTTGCGTGCTCACAGTTTTCTCAGTTGCACCTGTCTTAGTGGGTGTAGGGGCGAATTCCCAAAAATCCTTATCGTTCTTACGGAAAGCTGCTTCATAAACATCTCCGGGAGAGGCGTCTGCAAAGGAGGCGGCTACTGCCGCCTGCTCCTTAAAGGGAAACACTTTCATTCCCTTCACTTTACCTTCAGCATTTTTATAACTTACGTTGGTGACTGTGTATCCCTTAGGAGACACTTCTTTCTCAACTTTCAGGATTGTTATTTGGCTCATATTTTTGTTGGTCTCTCAGGTTTGGTCCATAGGTTATTTCGCAATTTAAAGGGAGGTCAAAAGGAACATTAAACAAACGTTCGAAATTAATGGGAATATCTTGTATTGAATTTTCTACCACCCTACATATATTGTACCATGGATTGAGCTTGCTGTCAAGGTCTAAATCGACAGAATCATGGACGGTGCTTTGAAAAAGGACTGGAACCCTCAATTTTCTTAGCCTTTTCCACATAGTTACCCTACCAATAGCCACTAAGTCAGCCCCTAACCCCTGAACAGGGTAGTTCAGTATCTTTGGCCTCCAGAACCACTCACGATGGGCTACATCAGCACGGGGGAAGGTGTAAGCTCTCCCCGTAGGGGCCACATATTGCCCTGTCTCTAGCACCGTCCTGACCAATCCTTGGTGCCATTGGGCAATGGTAGGGTATTTTGTATAAAACTCATCAATTATCTTCTGCCAATATTTCTGAGACTTAGAAATGTGATTAAATGCTGGGTCGTGGGCATAGGAATATGCCTGCCCGCCATATATTAGTCTAAAGACGAAGGTTTTGGCGGTAACCCGTTCGGGTAAATTGAACCGAGTTTGGTTTGACGCATGAATATCGACCCCATTCTTAATTTCTTCTGTCAGGGTGGGGTCACGACTAAGGTAGGCAGCCGTGACCAGTTCTAAACTTTTTACATCAAGATGGATAAGCGTTAGACTCTCCTATTAATAAACGTGTGACCAACCCCCAGGTCCATAGGCTTCTATTTCCCCACAAAGTTGACAGGTTCTGATTTCATAATTTTCATTAGTTGAATACTTCCATAAATGGAGACCAGTCTCTGATTTAGAGACTTCTGGTTTAGGCAAATCTAGTTTAGATGTTTGGATCATTATCAATCTGATCTTGCCAAGGTTTGTTAATTTCGTCTAACTTATCAGCTATAACTCGAAGTATATAAGAAGGCCAATAACCCCCATGTTGTATAGGCCAGAAATCATAAAATCCATCTTCCTTCATTAGAATATCACCTATATAAACCCCATTTTCCCACTCAACTCTATATCCACCTTCAATTTTAGTTAAAACGAGAGGTGATGAATTCATCCATATCCTTTGGCATGTTCTGTTGGTTAGGACGCGAACTGGACAAACGGCCAGTGATTACATTACATTGGTTAAATTGACCATGTAGCATTCCATCCTGCCAGTCCATCTTCTCTCTGATGGCCGGGAAGCCGTGATAGTAGGTCGTAAGCAGTTTGCTTACTCCCGCCTGCTTTAGCAGCAGGTCTATTAGTTTCTTTGGCCCCCCAGAAAGCTCTTTTAGAACATCAGCTCCTGTTGACCAGAATCCGTCTTTAGCAAGCTCGGTTTTTGGAAGGGGATCAACGAGCCTTGGGAATTCAACGTGTAAGTCTTCCCATTTATTTCGAGTAACAGTGTCTCCGGCACGAGGTCCAGTTTTATATGTATGTTCTGTAGGTCGTGGAACTTTAGTATTGAGTCTTCCGCCGTACAATAGTAAAGAGATGTGATCGTTGCTGCTGGTGTTGAACACTGCTTTACATGCTTCAGGGACAAAAGATAAGATTCGGTGGTTGATTCCATTTAATTCTTCCTCCGTTCGGGCAGCTCGGTCGGCCATGGCTTGCCATCCAATCTTAATTCCATTTGTCTCCATTTCTTGGAGCACTCGCAAGTCTTGCATGCACAATCGGCATAGCGCCGATTGGCCTGATCGAATAATTCCTCGATCCAAAACTTGATAAAGCCCATCAGTTATCTCCAGATCATTTTCCAGATAGGGGTAAAGAACCTCCATCGGGACTTGGGGGGTGTCAATTCCATTGCTCCAATACTCACGATCAACAATATCAAGCTTACGAGGCAGGCCGTATTTAGCACAGCAGCCATCCAAGCTAGGGAAAGGGGTAGACTGATTGCTAAGTATAAATTCAGCAAGTTGGCAATCAAATACACGAACATGATCGCGTAAGCGAATACCATAGCGGTCTAGCCAGTTAAGGTCATGCTTAAGATTAAAGCCCACAACAAGATCAACGCCCCCCAAAATATCATTAAGTTGAACCAATGAGGAACCGTAGGGTGTTGATGTGTATTCGATATCCCATATATGGTTAACAGCATTAATCCGAAGACCAACAAGGCATAATTGATTTCTAGAAGCAAATGGATGTCCTTTCGCGTAAATCGAAGATTCTGTGTCTAATACTGCGTAACGTGTTCCGGGCATGTAGTACGAATCCATCCTTCCTTATTAGGTTTACCGGGTAATCCACACACTTCACATGTTACATATGACAAACCCTCAGCTTTAGAAATTATTTTATAAATGGCATCAAAATGATCTTTATGTATACCTCCAAGATAAAACCGTAAACCCCCAAACTTCTCTTTTACCTGTACAACCTCTGGGATTTCAATGTCATGCTTCTTACAATATTCTGTTAACTCTAAACACAAATTATCTATAATTTCAAACCATCCATCATCACATTCAAATCCCCAGCACATAAGAGTTTCCATCATTGATTTATGACGGCCCCTGAATAATTCAGGATATTTCTCACAGAGTTGTCTATCTAGTTCTTTTTTCATTATCCCATCAACTCATACTTAGTGCGTTCAGCGTCATCATACTCTTTGAATGGCCCATATTCCTTTCCTTTGTGAGTGACAAACCAATACTTAGAGAGAAGAGCCCCATCCTCATAATATTCTTCTACCCGTCTTATGGTTGGCGAATGTTCCAGCATTTTATTGCTGACGAATCCATGTATAATGTCCCCAGCTTCCATGATCTTCTAACGAATTTTCCATAGAACGTAACACTCCTTGTTTGGCTAAATGTTTAGCACTCTGTTCATAGAAATGTTGCCCTAAGTTTTCTGCACCCCACCACACACCCTTCTCATCTCTTTCTATTATATGCACCACTCTATCTGGGTCTTCCACTACCCATTTATCTCTTTTCATTCATTAACTTTCCAGAAATACTTCCAATCCTCAGAACTCTTATTCTCTAGCCTAGTCACCAACCTCTGAAAACTCGCCACCTTCCTATCTGCTTCTTGTTTAGAATCCACTGTTTTTAAGGCTTTCGTAGACCCATCACTCAAGTCCATACGGAAGATGGTGTACTTATTCATCCCCCAAGTGCCTCTTCGTAGCAAGGATAGGCCATACCTTCATTGTCTTCTTCATCAGAATAACTATGAATCCATCCATTCTCTTTACCCCAATCAGCCATTTCTTTATCCAGAACTTTACACACGTGAGTGGGATCAAGAGCCATTAGGTGGTTCATCTCCGGTAGGATGGGGAATGAGTTCATTCCACATCATCCATACATTTAATGGGATATTGCTGTAAATACTGCTCAAGAGTTTTACAGGCATATTGTGTTAAATCTCTTTCCACTGGTTTATCTTCTTTCCTACGTTTAGGGATAGGAAGCTGTGGTTGTGTAGGGATCATTGCAATACCTTTGTGAAGAATGCTACAGTATTTTTAGTTCGTTTGTTTACAAATGATGCTCCTTGTACCCAAGCATTTTTATTCAAAATATGAACTTCGGCTGGGTTGCCAGTCACATTCACGGTGGCTACCAAACAACTGTAGCCATATTCTCTAGCAAGAGCCTCTTTCAACGGCATCATGCCTTGAGCAATTCCTTGCTTCTGATAAGCTTTCTCCACAAATGTCTTTGTGGAGATGAGAACTCCACAACAATTTGGTTGTTCCATTAAGGTAAATCCAGCAACATTTCTACCTTGGTCTTTCCATAACAATTCAATAAGAAAGGGACTTGTTCTAACTCGTACAGTGATATCATTGAAAGTCCACTGTGTCAATGATGTTGCAAGTTTCTTTATATTTTGAGCAGCAGTATTGGGATTGTCTAACTGAAAGCCCATTAGATGAAATCCTCATATCTAGCAATTTGGGGTTTGAGAAACACTTCAAATCTCCCGTGTCGGAGGTTGGGGTCAGTGTCTTTATCTCCTAACAACTTATTCTTGCTAATGTTTAAAAACCTTACATCTTCCTGTGTCCCATCATTAGACTTACCAATACCCAAAATCCAATCGGCTTCTGCTTGTTTAGAGGTCTTTGCCTCTGCAACATTGGACATGGTGAGCCAGCGAACTCCCTCTCCTGTGCCATCGGCTTGGCAGGTTCCAACCACTGCACACCGATTTTTAGCGAGTTCTCTGGCCCATTGGTAAATTCTGCCAAACACTATATCTGGCCTATCAGCATCAAACCCCTTAATCTTGTCAATCTGATCGAATACAATAAGACAGGGATTTCGCTTTTCTATGACTCTTTCGACATCCTTTCTATGAATTGTAGCATCATCATAAATGTGTAAGTTGCCCTTTGTGATTTCCCTGTAGTCCTTAAGCGTTTTCTCTTTGTTCGTCCACAACTGGTCCGTTCGGAGGGCAAGAGCCGCTTGGTATGTCCTGAGCCTAACCTTCTGACCTTGTTCTTCATTGTTGAACCATACAATGGGCTTGTCTGTTTGACCTGCGAAATGTGTACATTGATCCGCTAGGAAAGTAGTCTTCCCAGATTCAGGGCGAGCAAAGACAAAACCAAAATCACCAACACGGAGAGGACCGAGGGAAAGATTGAGGCTATTAAGTCGCCAACGAAGCCCCGGCCCCATGATAGTATGCTTCTCCAACTCGAAGAGGTCATCTGTGACAAAGTATTTAGATTCATCTAGCTCATCCTCTGATACAGATTTCTTTTGAATGCGCTCCCAAATTTCCTGAAGTGAGGTGAGACTGTTACGGCCTTCCGACACTTCAAGCGCCTTAATCGCAAGCTGTTGCGCCTCAGAACGCATCTGTACTTGTCTGACCAAATCGAGAAGAATAACATCCGAAACTTCAATTGACTTAACCTGTCTACATAGAGCATTGATTGCTTCCTTCTCTGGCTCCCGCATCTGCGGGTAGCACATATGAACCATGACTTCCAAATCAGCCACGGTTTTGTCTGTTCCGGGGTATTTCGTGTGCAACGCTTCTAGAGAATGGAACAATAGCTTAACTTCCCGCAATGAAGCGGGAATGTTAACAAACCTATAATATTCCTTGAACGAGGCTTCTTTCAAAAGAAGCCGAAGTAGACTAAGTTCTATATTCATGTATTATAAACCTCACCCCCGGAGGGGTTCGGTTTATTCTTTCTTTTCTTTACTCCACTTTCTTTTCTTTCTTTCATTTCTTCTCCATACCTATTATTATACCAAAGATTCTGATTCTTGTCAAGCACTTTTTTATAAAGGTCCAATAACTTCATGCTTTTCTACATTATCAAAGGAATTTCTATAAGTTGTGTAGTCTGTGAGGTTACGAATATGTGAAGGATATTTCTTAATTGCTTCAACATAGGACAGTCTCCTACATGCTTGGGAGACAGCTTCCTTAGTAGATAACATACCATTTTCCTCAATCTTATCTCCTATAGCCTCTTCCACTAATTCCTGAATACCGTTGGTGTTATATCCCTTGGGGTCAAACACAGAAGTAATCAAATAAGACGGTAGGTACTGTGAGGCCCGTAGGACCGCTTTAAGGGCCACATCCATCTTGTCCCTATCCAACCATACCCCCAGGCTGTTAAATCGTCCTGAGAGCCTCTGAATCAGTTTTAGGGGTATGTTTGAACCCCAGAGTGGGGCGGACTGATAAGTACGCCCTACTTTAATGGCAGAAATCAGGTCTTCGACCAAGATTATAGTGTTTTTTGGGTCTGTGCTCACTCCCACTAAATGCAATATATCTGAAACTGGCCCTTTGGTAATATACTTTGGATATAACTTACCATCTTCCCCTCGCTCTACCATTGGTTTTGAGGGACTAAACCTTCTGCCTTGCCACATAATTAGGTCTCCACCACCATCTAGAACAGGAAATATTAGTAATTTTCTCTCATCACTCCACCCCATTCTATGCCTCTTTATTTCCTCCTCAGTAATACTAAAGGATTTAAGCCAGTTTAAAGCTGGAAGTGCTATGTCAGTTGTGTAATCCGTAGGGAAATCATAAGTTTCATCTACATTTTTCACAGGAAGGGGCTTTCCATGGGAAAGCTGTCTAACCCTTTCATAAGTTGGGATTCCTTTATGATAACCACATCCAAAACAATGAGCATGTCCATCTGGATAAATTGCTAAATTATCTCCTTTTGTATCCTGTCCCTTTTCAGCACATTTTGGGCATCTTTCTTTTTCCATTAGCACCATCCATTAAATTCATTATCATTTACTAAATGAATTTGGGGATTCTGTTTAGGAATCTCTGGGGATTCCCAAGAAGTGACAATATTAAAAGGTTCAGGATCAAAATCCTGATCGAAGGAGAGCAAAATTTCTTCTCTTGGAGAAAAAGTTTCAATTTTAGTTGCCATTTGTTTTGGAATAAGAGGACATTTTATTTTTCCACACTTAATTTCTTCATAAGCATTTTCTCTGCTAGACACTTTAAATTTTTCATGACACACTTTACACTTAAATCTCATTATCGTCTTCTGAGGAAGACTCAGTGGGTCGTTCATTGCCTTCTTGGATGGTGTCGTACTCAAGAGTGTCCACATCTGGGTCATAGAGATCATAACGCTCCGTAGTATCCACCACATTAATGATGTAACCGCGGCACACACTACAAAGATCAAGAAAATCCCCACTATTAATGCATTTAATAGTGGACTCGAAATCGGTGAGTAGGACATCACAAGCCTTGCATCGCATGGCTAGAACTGACCAACAAGAACAGATAAATAGTTACGGGAATTTAGATTTTTATATGGTGTTTTTACCAATTCTTGGCATCCCCAACTTAAGAGGGTTTTACGGAGTTTCTTATAGAATGCTTGATTATACCCAGAATTTCTCTTCACTTTAACAGGAAGACCAGTTATGAATATACGACAATCTTGTCTCGTTCGTCCTTTATTATTCAACCACCAAGCAACAAAAGAATCAAAATCTTTATGCCAGCATTTATGGGAAGTCCATAAAGCCATCAAGGTACCAAACATCCCCTCATCAATACCACAACAGGACAGTCTACGGAAAGTACTATAAGTAGGCCATCTACCTAAATTGATTTTGTCTTTATACCATATAGTGGTTTGCCTATATGGATTAGCCTCCCAAGGAGAAGGAATAGTTACAGTTTTCTTTTTAATGAGTCTCTTACTTGCTTTTAATGCCTCTTTGTATTTATTATTAAGCTTGCAATTGATTAGACGCTTCTCTTCTTGAAGCTTAGTCATTGCCAAGATACCTCCTAAACATATTGGTGTAGTTAGTTAATGTTTGACCTTCTAATCCAGGGGCTGTATTTACTTCATATACAGTAGTCCCATGCTCAGGATGGTGGCCTACGTCCACCGCACCAAAATCCAATCCTAAATGATGAATGGACTCTTCAGCCACTCTCCTGACTTCTTCAGGCAGTTCCAAACCCTCTCTACAGAAAACCCACCCATTGTCCCAACTACGAATGTATTGATTTGCTCTTTCATTCTCCTCAAACCCATCTCGCCTTCTTTTCTGAGCAGCATCAATAATTCCAAATCTAGATGAAACATGTACTCGATATTCTGCAGTCTTTGGTGTATATCTTGTGTAGAGAGGAGCAGGTACCACTTCTTCTATAGTTCTGGCTAATACAATACCTCGACCACTATTGGCCCTAGTAAGAGTGCGGCACACTACAGCATTAAGTTTCCTGCCAAATCTTGGATGACCAATCCAACCACGAGCAACATCAATGTTGGTTGTCCATTCAGGAATGTGTTGTTCCAGCCTGCGAAAGGTAGCTACTTTGTCTGAAGCCACTTCAACATTCTGTGGTTTGTTTAACATGTTCTCTAAGGCACGGGGAGTGCTCCACCGGGGAAGAGTTGAATTTCCCCAGTTTATCACACCGTGCCTACGATGATGATAGTATGTACCATTCGGCCGCACTCTCCGAGTGTTTAGACTTTCAGCAAGGCGTCGAGCCGAGGCCGACCCTAAATTATATGGGTAAACAATAAACTTATTGAACATAATTTGGTGCAGGAATAATCAAGGCTTTGTTCTCTTTTGCTTGTTGGATGGATGCTTCTACACAGGTAGGACAAACTTTACGCCATGTCCCGTCTTTCTTTTTCTGCACCACACTTTGTCCTATATTTTTAAGAAACATGTCTTTAAAACACCTGCTACATCCTGTCTTTAAAACAGGGGTGATTTCATTAACATCATGAACCTCACCTCCAATATCTGAAACCAACTTACACAATATAGGGTCTCTAGCGAAAATAACCATCCTATGACCCATTTGCCTAACATGTACAACAGTTGCAGTGAAGAAATCACCTTGGGACAAATAGGTATGAATCTGTTCTCCCTTTGGGACTATGGCTTGCACATAAATGTTTTCATCTAAATCTTCCCCAAAGATTGGATGACCAAGCAGACAACGATCTCCAACTTGTTCGTCATAACTTTCCACTTTAAATTTTACAACATCCCCAGTTTTTAAACCTTGAACTTTGTTTGTGCCATCTAACAAAACTGGCAATTGACTTGCTGCACCACGAGGAAATTGCCTAACAATCGGGGGATTAGATCGAGGAGCATAATGACTAAAGTCTTTTACAGGGGGTGTATAATACTTGTATGCTTCATATTCAACTTCTTTTGGAACAGCATCCAAATCATTTAAGTTAAACATCAAAATCTTATTTGTTGGAACGAGAGCATGTGAAATGTGCTTTCGTGCCTCTCTACCCTGTAACCATAAAGGCAAGCCAATCTCACTGGAAATAACCCAGTAATTATCATACTCAACCAAGTGCAAAGTACGTTGATCGTTTCTGGCTAAAGAAAGGGTCTTATCTTTCTTATCAAACCACACGAGAGCAAACGCCCCACTAAGCTTTTTAAGTGCTGCCGGAGCGTCGTGATCCGCCAATGCGTGAGCGATAGCCTCACTATCCACCTCCACCTCAGTGTTGAGGTCTTTGCTGTTATGAATGGTTCCATTATGAACTAAGCAAATGTGCTTCTGAACAAATGGATGTGCATTCTGAGCACTAATCGCACCCTTAGTTGCCTTCCGATTATGCCCAATCACAATGTTATAATTCTTAATCATTCTTTGACAGAATTTATTGTAATCATCACAATTTGTGAATTTATACCCATCAGCATCCCCCTTCAAATAGTCTAATTCTCCAGACTTTGTTACACCAAAAACTCCTGTTGAATCTTCACCTCGGATAGAATCCATCCGAAGCATGTTGGTAAATAAATCTGCTTGGAATGTATAAAAACCATTCTTATTTTTACAAATAAGACCTACAATGCCACAAATTTTATTTGCCTCCTTTCCAGCGTTTTAGTGCATTTGTGATTTGGGTTCCTTTGGCTGTTCCTTTTAAAAAGGGTAACATTGCCCGAGCTACATATGCTGCATAGGGACCACCTAAGTGAACTCTAGCAAATATTCCACCTTTAATATGGGCATTATATGATACATTAACGCGGCCTTTAACTTTGAACCTACGATTCTTTGGAATCGTAATTCGCATAACTGAAGCAAATTTTTCAATTGCCACATGGTCAAGCATACCGATACTTAATTGGAGTTGCCCATTTTTATCCACGCCTGCTGATCCTTCTCCACAAAATAATCCAGCACACCAAGCAAATTTACACATCTAGAAATTTGCCTCTTCATTTTGTTCCTCTGGATTTGATTCAAATATTTTGTATTTTAAACTATTCATTAAAGTGCGATTTTCTGCATTAGCTATTCTCCATATTTGTGTCCAATTTTTTCTAATCGTATTCCAGTTTGTTAAATTATCTGAAAGACTATGAGGAAAAAATCTCATTCCTAAAGTTGTAATGGTTTTTATTTCATTCTCAGAAAATTCTTCTTCAGAAGGTTTAAAAAATTCAGCAAAAGAAGATTGTTTCTCTTTTGAAGAGCACACCTTCTGATTAAAATCATTTATTACCGGGGAATTTTTAATGAGATAACAGGCTTTCTCCATATCATTTTGTAAATTACTGGTGTCTAGATAAACAGACAACGAATCGAATACATCATCTACAAAATGCTTATATGCCGAAGATGTATTCAATTCAGAAATTTGGGTGATGATGTGCTTTAATGGATAGCGATAGGCAAATACACGAATATGTGTCAACAAATCCAACCATATCAAAATCTGTTGAATGTTATCTGTGCCTGGGAGTTGTCTAAATTCCATTGTACCAAAAGTTTGTAGAGGTTTTAAATTAAGAGCTGTGTATTTTTGCCATTTCTTTAAGAGTTGTAAGAACATGTCTACTGGTTTACCATGATTATGAAATAGTAAATCAGTTTCTATAAGAGGAACACAGAAAATAGAGTTCCTTCTGTTTGCACCAGCAAACTTAAACAATAAATTCTCCATCGCTGCATATGTGTAAAGAACTCCCATACTTTGGGACATAGAAAGCTGTCTCATATCAATATGAGCATGAACAGAAGTTCTTTTGGAAAAATCCACATCTTTGTTCAAAGAATTAAATAGTTGTTTTAAAGCGGCTTCACTATATTGAAGAGGCATTGGATAGGTTTTAAATTCTCTTCCTCTATTCCTTAATGAACCATCTTCATGAACAGACCAAAAACAAAGAGTAAGCTGCGGATCAATTTTTAATATGTTCTCTGCTTCCACTTCCAATCCAATATGAACATTTTTATCTCGAAATTTATACCTATTCTCAAAAAGTTGAGGATGCCACTGACTAAAATCTTTAATAATTTCACTATTGAGTGTTTGTGTTTGTATACCAAATACATCACCTATAGGAGTTTTATCAAAATCTATTTCGTTCATGTCAGGCACTTTTATTTTTCGAGGGGCTGGAGGAGGTCCTACTCGTATCCCTCCGGCCTCTATAGCATTCTCTATCCATTCATACCGTTGTGGACGTATAAGAGGAAGAGCTTCTACTCTAGGCATAAACTACTTTCCAGCGTGTTTGGTTCGTTCTATATACAAAATCTAGTGTCTCCTGTAAAGCGGGTCGATGATGAATGAGAATAGATTGATTCCTTGGATCAACTTCTCCAATGAATCCAAATAGTGATGATAGTAATGGGTTTGTACCAATGGAAGAAACAGTGAGGCAATGAAGAGGCCCTATTGCAACAGCCCCCGCTATTTTAACTAACTTCATGGCTTCATCAATCCCAGGATAAGTTTGTTCTAACAGTCCCCTAACAATTGGGAATTTAAATGTTGAATCATCCCAAGGAATTCTTACATTATATGCTCCATAAAGATGTCTTAAAGGAGATGATAATGATCCAACGTTTTCACACAAACTTCTTTGCCATTGTCTTTTTGGGGATCGAATGAACTTTCTTGCTCCTTTATGATTTTTAGTTTTAGAACTTAATGGATAAGGATTAAAGAAACATGAATCTGGAGAGATTGTTTCTAGTTTGTCCTCATCAAAAGGTATTTGTTTTTCTTGTTTACCATCTGACAAATATAGTTGTTGATATATATCACCTTTATCATCCCTATGATCTTCAAATCCTTGAACGTATATAAGTTCCTTTTCATACTTTACATAAGTAGTTTTATATTTTTTATTAAGATCAGGACTAAACTCTTGAGGCACTAGACTGTAACCAAGTCATAATCAGTGATGAGATGTTGAGCGAGGGTAACATCTGACTTATTAATGCAATCCTGAATTTTATCTCCTAATTCATCTGTAGCTAATAGTTTCTCAAATTTCTTATGCCCGAGTTTCCAGACATGATTAACTGCCCGAATGGTTTGTTTATAAGCCCATCCCGCGAGTTCGGGAGAGGAAATCCAGAAGTTAGAAAGAACTCGATACTCCCATGCTAAGGGGGCATATGTCTGGTAACGAAAAGCGCCTGCTTGCCCATAAAGCTCCCGTCTTGCTACATCTGTGTCCATCATTACTGCAGGAACACCTAAGTAGAGGTCCATAGCTCTCACCATGTCCCACACTTTTTGTTCTTTGTTCTCGGTTCTACGTTTTACACCTACGTGAATGTGTCCTCCACATGAGCGAAGGCAATAGTTCCTTGCCTGTGGACTACCATTCATCGCGCCTTCAAACCACGCATTATAATCAGGATCACAACCAAACCGCTGTGCACGTGGGTCCAGAAGTTCGTAAGGAGGAAAAATCTCAGCAGCAGAAATCTTTGGACGAAGATGCTTTTCATTTACAGCAGAAGTGATTTCTTTAATAGACCAGTCAACGGAATCTACAAATTCTTTTAATGTTTTTGCAGGGGGGATGTTAAATTCAACTGCCACATTATCCTCTTGTACAAAGAACCCAGGCCGTGATAGTTCTTTAGGCTGTTCCTTTGTACCTCCCACTTTATTAATAGCACTCGTTAAACCACCACTAAGCTTACTTACTAAAAAGAATTCGGGGTCAGCTCCGATTGTAATTGGGAGGGTCAAATGCTTTTCCTAAGCCGTAGATGTCAGGGTAACTATGCTCACCTATATTCTTGTAAAAAAGGCCCACTCTATGCGGAGAACTTTTATCATAGTTTCTATTCCATCCTGCTTCAATGAAAGTGTAGCCTTTTCCATAGGTTTTAATTGAATTCCACACTGCTCTGTCTACACCGTCATTACCAATAAGAACTGATTTATTTCTACTTCTAGAAAAAGCTTCAAAATATTTTAGAAAATCTTTTGTATATTCTTCACCTAACATAAAATAAGGAGAAGACATTTGCATAACACCACAATTACCACAAGGAGCTTCCTGGAAGTAAAGACGCATGTATTGACACTCTGATGTACCGAATGAAAACATATTTAAATAGTTGTCTAATTTTTTAATTTTTATTTTTACATCTCTATTTTTGGGCATAGCTCTATCTTCCATCCATAAACGTCCTTTAAATTTCATTATATCAAAATCTTTTAAGAAATCAGGAGTGGGTAATTCCGTATCTTCCACATAATTCCTTTATGTAAAGGTTGAATAAACACTGACTATCCATAAATTCTGGATGCCCTTGAATAGCTAAACATTTTATTTTTGGGAACCAAACAATTTCAGGTTCAATATAAAGTTCTTCCTTTTTCGGAATATGTTTTGCTTCTTCTTCTGTTATACCCACATATTCATTAGAGCGGGCGGGAGATGCCCATGCAATTAGCTCATGCTCAACTTCCCAAGGAAACATCATTTGATGATGTAAACTTGATGTGACCATCTCTTTACCATCGGAAGTAGCCATCATGTGGTTTCGACCATGTTCATTAACATGTTGTATAAGTATTCCACCTGCAGCGGCACATCCTAACTGAGCACCCCGACAAATGCCAAGAATTGGAATTTTAGCTTCAATAGCTTTTTCTAAAAGCTTTACCTCAACTATATCTCTATCAGATAGAGTTTTTCCTGTACCTGATGCATAATTAGGTCTTCCGTATAAGGATGGATGTATGTCGCCACCACCCCAAATAATAAGAGCCCCTGGGCCAGAAAATTCGCACTTGCTTTTGGGCAAGTGGATACATTCAGCTTCAGGAAAGAACTTATCAAAAGGATAGAAGAAGCGACTATACGCGCTGTAAATCTTCAGCGTAGTCCTCGTATTTGATTAATTGAGGTTCATCTATAGTTTCGTCATCTTCTGCTGCATCTTCATCTTCAAGGGATAACCAGTCTGTCATCCAGCGGCCTTCATTGTGGACCAGACTAACATCGAAGTATTGCATGAACCAGAGCCGAACGGCATCTGAGTAAGGATGGTTAAATAGAACAATGTCTAATGGCCCATCCTTGGATTTAAGTCTTTCTGCTGCCAACTCTCTACCTATTTTTTTTACAAACTGATCCTTTGGATGGCATATAGCCATTGCTACAAAAATAGCTTCCATTTCTTTAGATGGTGTGAAAGCTATAGTGCAGCCCCCACAGTTTAAG